CTACGCGGCGTCCGGCAGGATGATCAGGCCGTCCGTCGCATCGCGCATCCGGTCGTCGTCGTCCGGCCACAGGTGCGCGTACGTGCGCAGCGTCTCCGTCGGATCCTTGTGCCCCAGCCGGTGTGCGACGGCGCGCGGAGACGACCCGCGAGCGATGAGCAGCGAGGCGTGGAAGTGCCGCAGCTCGTGCCACCCGGTGCCCTCCGGCAGGCCCACCTTCGCCGCGGCGGCGCGCCAGGCCGACGACGCCATCCCGCGCGTGATCGCCTGCCCTTTGCCCGTGGTGAGGACCAGCCCGTCATCGAGGGGTCCCAGCGCGTCGAGCGTCGCCTTCCCGATCGACAGGGTCCGCACCGACGACTCGGTCTTCAGCGGCCCCCACTCCGGCCGGCCCGAGTTCCGTGTCACCAGCTGGCGGTCGACGCGCAGACGCGCGCCGACCTCCGCCGGGACCACCCGGTCACCGGTCAGCCCGCGCGCCTCCGCGGAGCGCAGCCCGGACGCCGCGATGAGCACCGCCATCGGGCGGTACGGCCGCCAGAGCGCGTCCGTGAGGTCCTGCACCTGCTGCACGGTCAGCGGCACGACGGGCGGCCGGTCCACGGGCGGCAGGTTGATCCGCCGGCACGGGGTCGCGGCGATCCGTCGCTCGTCCACGGCCAGCGCGCAGATCCCCGCCAGGTACACGTACGCGACGCGCACCGTCGAGCCCGCGAGCTCGCCCGCCCACGCCGTCACGGCGTCCTGCACGGCAGCGCGGTCGAGGTCCGCGAGCCGCGTCGTGCCGAGCACCGGCAGGATCGTGCGGTTCAGGCGGCGCCGCACCGCGTCGAGCGAGCTCGCGCGCTGGTGGACCTGCTGGCGGTACCAGCGGTCCGCCATCTCGGCCACGGTGATAGCTCCACGCTCCGGGGACACGTAGGTGCCAGCGCGCTGACTGGCGCCCACGTCCTCGAGGTGCGCCTGCGCAGCGTCCTTCGTCGGGAAGGACTTTCGGCGCCGGGCGCCGTCCGGCTCGGACCAGGTCGCACGCCAACGCAGGCCCTGCCCGTACCTGTCGGTCCGGACGCGCTTGCGCCCGCCGTCCGGGTCGGCTGCCGTCCAGCGGTCCTCGATGTTGGCCACGTCAGGTCGTCACGAGGCGCGTTCGGGGCAGGCGCGCGCGAACGCGGCGTTCTTGTACGCCTTGATCGCGTCGTCCTGCTCGACGGTTCGGGCGTCACGGTCGGCCGGGTACCCGAGCTGCGGCGCGAGCGCGTCGTTCAGCTCGAGGTTCGTCAGCTCGGCGTCGGCGGCGCACAGGCCCTCGTCAGTGGAAAGGTCGAGGGCGGGCGCCGGGGCCGGGGGTGTGACGTACAGCACGATGAGGCGGCCAGCGCCGATCGGCTCACCGGGTTCCGGGTACGCGTACACGACGGGCAGCATGGCGGCGTCCGCCGCGGGGACGTCCGCGCCGTCGCTGGTCGTCTTGACCTGGACGGTGACGCCAAGCCCGGCGAAGTCGGCGGTCGCCTCACCAGCGGTCATGCCGACGACGTCCGGCACGACCGGCTCGGCGGCGGCCGGAGCCGCCGCAGTCTCCACAGGCGCGGACGACGCGGGTGCGCTCGGCTCGTCCGCGGGTGCCGACGTGCATGCGGCGAGCCCCAGGACGAGGGCGGCCGCGGCGAGGGCGGCGGTACGGCGGTGGCTCATGGTCACTCCCCTGCGTGGCCCCGGCGCCGGCCGGCGCGGAGCGTTCGGTCGATGCGGCCCATCGCCGCAGGTGCATGCTCCCAGGCGGCGGGCACCTGCAGCAGGCGCACGACACGCTGGTAGTGCCGGGTCGGCGTGGTGCCGAGCTCGCGGCGGATCGCGTCCTCCTTCGTCCCGGCGTGCTTCCAGAACTGCGCCTCCAGGTCGAGGGCGGCCCGGTCGTCGTCGGTCAGGGTGGTCATCGGGGCTCCAGTTCCAGGTACAGCTGCAGCAGCTGGGCGGTCTCGTCGTCGGTGAGGTGGTCGATGCGGTCGCGCAGGACGTCGGTGGTGACCCACAGCTCGTCAGCGACCTCGTGCAGGTTGTCCGCCCACCGGTACGCGGCCAGGAGCGCGGGCATCTCCACGAGCCGCCGGGCGGTCTCGGCGCGGACGGTGCGCTCTTCGTGGCTGCTGCAGCCGTCGACGTGCCCGTACTCGACGTGCAGCTGCTCGTGGGTGATGGCGCAGCGGCGTTGCACCTGCGACTGCCGCGGGTCCATGAAGATGCGCCGCCGGCCGTCGGTCGCGGCGAGGCGCCCGGGGGGCTGGGGGGTCCAGATCACCTCGAGGTGCGACTGCGCGCGCAGTCGGCGCCAGGGGTGGAAGGTCACGGTCGGGGACGGTAGCCCGAGGCACCGACACGCCTCACCCGAATGACGGATCACGCACGTGCGTTCCCGCAGGTCATGACGGGTATGACGCGACCGGGCCCCTTATCAGCCCCTCGCGCGGGCGCGCATGCACACGGGAGGTGCAAAGAGGGCGACGAACCCAACACGTCATGACCTGCGGGAACGCACCACGGGATGCGTCATGGTGCTCAGGCGGGGTCGTCGTGCCCGGGGTCCTGGCTGTGCTCCCCGGTGGCGTCCCGCTGTGCGTAGGCCGGCGTGCCCGGCATCGCGGCGAGGGCTACCTCGTCCTTGCTGGCAGCGCCCGCAGCGGAACCGCCGCGGGCGGGCTTGGTGGGGGTGGCGTGCTCTGCATCGCCATCACGCTCCTTCGGCAGGTATCCGGCGTCGGCCATGGCCGCCTCGAACACGCGGAGGTAGGAGGTGTCGATGTGGTTGGCGAGCGCGCGCAGGTTCGCCGGCGACGGCACCGCGTCGCCACGGATCCAGTTCCCGATCGATGACCGGCTGACGCCGATCGCCTTGGCGATCTGGGCGTCGCTGACCGGGTACTTCTGCTGGTCGCGGTACGCCTGGATCAGTCGTCCGAGCTCTCCCATCTCGACCCTCCTTCCTCGTGCTCGTGGTGGTGGACACCATGCTTCGGGGTACTCGACGGGGCCGCCAGCACCCTGGGCACCCGGCCGACAACGCAAGTTGTCGCGCCTTGGGCACCAATGTACGGGAGGCGACGCCCGCCAAACAGCCTGGTCACGCGGCAAATCGCGGCGAACGGGTGGTGAGGATGTTGACAGCGTGGGCACTAGGGCTGCACTCTGTGTTCAACGGTGCTGGACACAACGACGAGAGGGGAACTACAGTGGCAGCCACGGTTCGGGCACTACACGGGGAGATCTGGATGGTCCTCATCGACCGCAAGAAGCTCCGCAAGCTCATGCTGATCCAGGGCGTGACACAGCGGGAGGTCGCGACGGCAGCGGGGTGGAAGTCGCACTCGTACCTGGGACGACTGCTCCGGGGCGACGTGAACACCCTGGAGCCGGAGCCGGCACTCCGGATCGCCACCTTTCTCGGCTGCCCGATCGACGATCTCTTCTTGGCCCGCGTGTCCAGCGACGCGCGACGCATCGTCGAACGTCGGACTCCGGCGGCCGCCTGATGGCCGCACCGCTGACCGTGCACGAGGCCGCCGAGGCGCTCGGCCAGGACGTGCAGACCGTCCGCGAGCTGGCCCGCCGGGGCGACCTGCGCGGGTTCAAGACGGGCCGCGGCGGCAAGACGTCCGCCTGGCGGTTCCGGCCGGCCGCGGTCGAGGAGTTCATCGCGGCACGAGAGGCGGCGGTCCGTAGGGGCCGCGCTGCCTGACCTCAGCACCACCCGGACACGACGAAGGCCGGCCCCCGCGGACACGAGTACCGGCCTACGTCGATCGAAACGACAGGAGCAGCATCCATGAGCACCACCACCCCCGTCCAGCCGAAGCCCGGCGCCGGACTCCTGGCCGTGGTCGAGCAGGTCGTCGAGACCGCCACCACCTGGCAGCTGTGCGCGTGCGCCAACGCCCACCACTCCCCCGACGACCGGGAGGAGCCGAAGGCGACCCGTGACGAGGCCGCCCGCGGGCTCCTGTACTACCCCGCCGGCACGGCGCACCTGCTGCGGGTCACCGCCGTCACGGTCGCCGAGCCCCTCGACGAGGCCCTCGACGTGTGCGAGACGGACGCCGTCGAGTCGCTGCACGACGCACAGCCGTACGACCCGTCCGACGAGCACGACTACTTCCGCGACGACGAGTGGAGGACGGCGTGAGCACCGAGAGCGACGCCCAGCGGCACGCCCGCGGGCGCGACACCACCTGGACCCCCGAGGACGACCGCGCGCTCGCCGCGCACACCGCGTGGGACCGGCACGTCTCGGACGGCGTGCACCAATCCCAGCACGCCGAGCACCCCACCGACCGGCTCGACGTGCTCGTCACCGAGGACGCCGCTGCCATGACGGAGGCGCACGAGCGCGCCGCCGACGCCGTGCACCGGCGCAACGTCCTGGTGGAGGCGATCGCCCTCATCTCCGTCATGTGGTTCGGGGCGCTCGTCGCCATCGTCATCGTGGCGGTGAACCCGTGAGCACCGTGAAGCAGAAGGACGGCAGCCTGCTGAGCCCGCTGGATCCCAGCACGAAGGCGCTCATGGAGGGGCCCCGCGGCAGCACCCCCGTCGTCGGGTCGACCGTCACCCTGTGGCGCCTGCCCGGCACGTGGTCCGTCTGGTCCGCCGGCCCGACCCAGGGCACCTACTGGCTGCAGGCCCGGGACGCGGACGCCGAGCACACCCTCGACGCGCTGCACGGGCACGCCGACCGCGGCCTGCCGGACGTCACGCAGATGTACGAGACGCCGCGGGTGCGCGCCATCGCAGTGCGGTCCAAGGCGATCCGGGGGGGTGGTCGGTGATGCCCGACATGAGCGCCTTCACCCTCACGCGCGCCGGGGCGTCCGCCGGCCTGGACCTGTCCGGCCCGCCCCCGTCGTGGGCGGACCGGGCCGCCTGCACCGACACCGACCCGGAGCTGTTCTTCTCCCCCGACGGGGAGCGCGGGCAGGCTCGCGTCCGCCGCGAGCAGCGGGCGAAGGCCGTGTGCGCCCGCTGCGACGTTCGGGCCGAGTGCCTCACCTACGCCGTCGACACCAAGCAGCGCGACGGCGTGTGGGGCGGCCTCGACGAGGAGCAGCGCCGCCCTCTCATCGCCTTCACGATCAGGAACGGAGCGACCCGATGAGCACCGTCACCACCGCCGACAAGCTCACCATCGTCAAGCTGCTCGCCGCCGGGCGTGACAAGGGGTTCGTGGCGGCCGCGGTCGGCCACGACGTCGACACCGTCGTGCGCGCCGCAGCCGGCCACGGCTACCCGGATCGCGCCAAGCTCGCGTGGGCCGCGGACATCCTGCAGCAGCAGATCGACGACGACGCCCGCGCCGCCGTCCCGTCGTCCACGGTGCGTCCGATCGTGCCGCGGCCCGCGGGGAGCGCGGACGTCCCGGCGCGGACGGCGCGGCCCGCCGTCACGTCGGAGCAGGGCGCCGACATCCGATCGTGGATCGCCCGCGGACTGAAGTCCGAGACCGCGCGGGTGCGCCGTCTCGCGCAGAAGGCAGCGGACGCCGTCGACGCCCTCGACTCCGCGCTGACCGAGGACGAGGCCACGCGCCGGGCTGCCGCCGCGCAGGCCGCGGAGAAGGCCCGTGCCCGCCAGGAGGTGGAGCGCCTGGAGCGAGAGCTTGCGGCCGCGAAGGCGCTCCTGCGCGGAGACCGCCCGGCCGCCGGCGGTGCCGTCACGCCGCCCGCGGCCGCGGTGGCCGGCGTGGAGTCCAAGGCGGTCCGTGCGTGGGCGGCGCAGGCGGGCGTCGAGTGCCCGAAGGCCGGCCGCGTCCCGCGCGCCGTCGTCGAGGCGTATCTCGCCAGGGGCGTGGCCGCATGACCACCGACGAGGACGACGACCTCGGCCCCGAGCCGCCGCCGCAGACCCGCATGGGAGGCCGTCGTCGAGGACGCCGAGTACCTCGTCGCCACCGGCGAGTGCTGGACGCAGGCCGTCCGCCGCCTCGGCTACGGCAGCAAGGAGAAGTCCCTGGAGCGCGTGCTGTACCGCGCCGGCCGCGGCGACCTCGCCACCGCGCTGCGGCGCAACGAGCTGACCGCACGCGACCGCGACCGGCACCGCTCCACCCACCGCCTCGCAGCCTGACCGCGGCACCACCGACCACCACGACAGAAGGGCACGACCATGAGCGACACCACGTCGGACGTCGAGCTGACGCCCGAGGACCTGCTCGAGCTGGACCAGCTCGCCGCCGAGCTCGTGAAGCGCCAGGCCGCCATCGAGGCGGACAAGGAGCGCATCGAGACCATCAAGGCGACCCTGCGCCGGCGGCTGCCGCGCGGCGCCCACCACGTCGGCGCGCACGACGTCCTCGTGAAGGCCCCGGCACGGCGCCTCAACGCGAACAGGCTGGCCGCCGCGTTCCCGGTGACCGAGCACCCCGAGCTGTACAAGCCGGCCATCGACACCACCGCCGTGAAGCACCACCTCGCGCCCGCCGCCCTGGCCGAGTTCCAGGACGAGGGCACCCCCACCGTCGAGGTGAAGTGATGGACGCCCCGATCGTCGTCGACTCCGTCACCCTGCGCGCCACTGCCGCCAGCCAGTTCCAGCGGCCCCACGACGGCCAGGCCGCGGTGCAGCTCGTCGTCGAGTCCGCCAGCGAGGAGGGCATCGCGGTCAGCCTCACCACGAACATCGGCTTCGGCATGCCGTCGTCGGACGTGAAGGCCGCGGTCGCGCACCTGCTGCACCGCCTCGCCCACGTCATCGCCGAGGGCGCCAGCATCGAGCTGTCCACGTCGGCACCCGGAGACGCGGCATGACCGCGGTGCTCGAGCTGCCGCCACTGCACGCCGCGTTCGCCGGCGGTGACCCCCGTGACGCCCTCAAGGCGACCCGGGCGGTCATCGAGGACGCCATCGTCAACCACCCGCGGTCCCAGCAGGTCGAGATCGGCCCGTCCGAGATCGGCACCCCCTGCGAGCACTGCCTCGCCGCGAAGCTCGCGGGGTGGCCGCAGGTCCGGGACGTCGCGTGGCTGCCCACGATCGGCACCGCGCTGCACGCCTGGGTGGAGGAGGCGTTTATCCGGCACGAGAACAACCGGGGCGCCCAGCACGGCGGCGGCCTGCGCTACCTCACGGAGGCGCGCGTCATGGTCGGGCACATCCTCGGCCGGGAAATCTGGGGCAGCACCGACCTGCTCGACGTGCAGGTCGGCATGACCGTCGACTGGAAGCTCGTCGGCGCCAGCACCCTGAAGAAGGCCCGGTCCGGACCGTCCCCGGTGTACCGCATCCAGGCCGACCTGTACGCGAAAGGCTGGAACGACGCCGGCGTGCGCGTCGACCACGTCGCCATCGCCTACCTGCCGCGCAACGCCGTCTCCCTCGATGACGCCATCTGGTGGACGGCACCGCACGACCGGCAGCGCGCCGTCGATGCGCTCGACCGCGCCAACCGGATCGCCGCCAACCTCGCCGCCCTGGCCGCGCTCGGGCCCGAGGCGGTGGCCGCCTGGATCGGGCAGCTGCCGCGCGACCCCGACTGCTTCGACTGCGCGCGCTTCCCCGACGGCGCGCACCTCACCAAGCCCGGCCACCGCCCGGCCGGCTCCGAGTTCGCCGACCTCCTGGGGTCGACGACCGCCTGAACGCCACCCGGCGCGACGGCACCACCCATCACGCAGTACCGACACGCCAAGGAGCACCACGACCATGAGCACCCCCACCGCGAACGACTTCCTGCTCGGCGGCGGCGGCAAGTCCGCCAAGTTCGACCAGGTCGGCGACACCATCACCGGCGCGATCGTCTCCACCGAGGTCCGCCAGCAGACCGACCTGCAGGGCAACCCGCTGGTCTGGGACAACGGCGACCCGCGCATGCAGCTCGTCGTCACCCTTGCCACCGACCTGCGGGACGACGCCGAGGACGACGGCCACCGCGCCGTCTACGTCAAGGGCTCCAAGGCGTTCGGCTCGAAGTCCCTGCACGACGCCGTCCGCGCCGCCGTTCAGAACGCCGGCGCCAAGGGCCTCGAGCCGGGCGGCAGCCTCACCGTGTCCTACGTCGGCTCCGAGCCGGCCAAGACCCGGGGCTTCTCCGACCGCAAGCTCTGGGAGGCCACGTACGCCGCGCCGGACCACGCCGCCAGCACCGGCGACTACCTCGGCACCGCGCCGGCGACCACCCCGGCCCCGGCCGCGGTGCAGCAGCCCGCCGTCGCGCCGGCCGCCGTCGCCACCACGGCGCCGCCGGCCCCCGCCGCTCCCGCGGCGTCCGACGCCGGGGAGAAGGCCCGCCAGCTCATCGGGCTCGGCCTCGACGACGCCACCATCGCCGGCGCCACCGGCCTGGACGCGTCCGTCATCGCCCTGCTCCGGGGCACCCCCGCCGCGGCCTGAGCCCCGGCACCCCGCGCCGCGTCAGGCGCGCCGCCCGTCCGAGCCGGGCCGCGGGGACCACGCACCAGCACCACCCACGACGCGAGGAGCAGCAGATGGCGAGCGGTCAGTCGGTCACCAGCAGAAGGGCCGGAACCCGCCAGGTGAAGCGAGGACCCGCGGGGACTCGCTCCCACGTCACCACCAGGTACGCGTCGGCCGGGTCGCCGTCGTTCGTCACGAAGAACGCCACCGACGAGGACGCCGCGATGCGCGGGTACCGCTTCGAGGCGTTCGCTGGCGTTCGTCCCGCCATCCAGTCCTCTCCTTCGGCGAAATGCCAGGGATCGTCGAGCGCGACCTCGACGTCGTGGGCGTCGTCCCCGGTGTCGTTGATCAGGTGGATGAGGTTCGTATTGGTCCGCCGGAACCTCCACCGCGGCTCGAACCGGTCGGCCTGCTTCTCGAGGGCTGCGGCCGCCCGTTCCGCCGCGTCCGCAGCGCGGTCCTCGGCCGCGGCTGCCCGCTCGGCCGCCTCCGTCGCGCGGCTCTCCGCGTCGGAGGCATCGCGCGCCGATCGGCGGGCGTGCAGCTCGGAGCGGATGGCGAACGCCGTCGCCACCGCCGTGATCACGACGCCGACCAGCCCGATCCAGTTCGAGGCCTCCATGCCGCAGACCGTAGCCCCCACCATGCGCCCGCGGGTGCAGAACGGCGACCACGCGTGACCACCATCCTCGACACCGCCCGTGACCTACTCGCGCACGGCTACTCGGTCATCCCGATCCGCACCGACGGGTCCAAGGCCCCCGCCCTGCCCGCCTGGAAGCGGCACACCACCGAGCGCGCCACCGACGTCGACCTCGTCGCCTGGTTCGGCGGCAACCTGCCGCACGACCTCGGCGTCGTGCAGGGCGCCGTCTCCGGCGGCGCCGAGCTGACCGAGATCGAGGGCCGCGCCGCCGCGCGCCTGCCCGAGCTGAAGGCCCTCGCCGACGACACCGGCCTGGCCGACCTGTGGGCTCTCGTCACCACCGGGTGGGTGGAGATGTCCCCGTCCGGCGGGTACCACTTCCACTACCGGCTCGACGGCGACGTCCCCGGCAACCTCAAGCTGGCACGCGCCGCCGACAAGCTCGTCCTGGCCGAGACCCGCGGTGAAGGCGGGCAGGTCGTCGTCGCCCCGTCCCGCCATCACGTCACCGGCCGGCCGTGGACCCGGCTCATCGGCGGCCCCGCCACCGCGCCCGTCATCACTCCCGAGCAGCGCGACGCCTTCCACGGCCTGCTGCGCACCCTCGACGAGCAGCCCGACGCCGGCCCGGTCGTCACCAGCACGCCCGCGGCCCCGCACGACCCGACCGCCGGGATCACCCCCGGCGACGACTACGAGAACCGCACCGACTGGGCGGACATCCTCACCCCGCACGGTTGGACCCTCGTGTCCCAGCGCGGCCGCACCCGGTACTGGCTGCGCCCCGGCAAGCCCCGCGGGTCCGGGCTGTCCGCCACCACCGGGCACGCCGACGACCGCGACCGGCTGTTCGTGTTCACGTCCTCCACCGACTTCGACCAGGAGGTGCCGTACACGAAGCTCGGCGCCTACGCCGTCCTCGAGCACGGCGGCGACATGTCCGCGGCCGCCCGCCAGCTGTACGCCGACGGGTTCGGGCAGCGCGCCGAGGAAGCCCGACCAGCCCACGCGTCCGGCGACGACCTCGCCGGGCTCATCGCCCCCACGAACGGAGACACCTCATGGACGACGACGTCTGCACCTGCTTCCCCGACCACCCCGACGGCCGCTGCACCTGCGACGGCTGCTGGGCCTGCTCCGGCCACGTCCTCGACTGCACCTGCGACATCGCCTGGGACTGCGAGCACCGCCTCGGCGTCCGACGGCCCGGCGACGTACAGCGAGACCGACGACGGCAACGCCCTGCGCCTCGTCGACCAGCACGCCGGGGTCATCCGGTACGTCCCCCAGCGCGGGTCGTGGCTCACCTGGAACGGGCACCGCTGGACCTGGGACGAGGCTGGCCACGTCCACGAGCTCGCCCGCGGCATCGCCCGGGGCCTGGACGTCCTCGCGCCCGACGGGAAGCGCGACAAGGAGAAGGTCCGGCATCGAGCCTCGTCGCTCTCCCGGCGCGGTCTGGAGGCCATGGTCGTCCTGGCGCGCACCGACCCTCGCACCGTCACTCATCTCGCCGCGCTCGACGCGCGACCGTACGAGCTGAACACCCCGGCGGGCGCCGTCGACTTGCGTTCCGGAGCGTTGCGTCCGCCCGATCCGGCGGCGCTGCACACGCGCACCACCCTCACCGCCCCGGACTTCGACACGACGCCGACGATGTGGCTGTCGTTTCTCGCCGACACATTCGCCGGCGACCCCGAGCTCACCACCTACGTGCAGCGTCTGCTTGGTGTCTCGCTGGCCGGCATCGTCCTGGAGCAGGTGCTGCCATTCGCGCACGGCGCCGGGAAGAACGGCAAGTCGACGCTGCTCGAAGTGGTCCAGCACCTCATCGGGATCGGCGACGGCGGCTACTCCATCTCCCTACCCGCCGACGCCCTCATCGCTCGACGCAACGAGGACCACCCCGCGCACATCGCGCAACTGTCAGGGGTGCGCATGGCCGTCAGCTCGGAAATCGAGGAAGGCGCACAGTTCGCCGAAGCGAAGATCAAGATGCTCACGGGCGGGGACTCGATCAACGCCCGGTTCATGAACCGGAACCCCTTCACCTTCGTGCCCACGCACACCCTGTGGCTCCACGCCAACCACCAGCCGGAGGTCCGCACCGGTGGGCCCGCGTTCTGGCGTCGCCTGCGCCTCCTGCCGTTCGAGCACGCCGTCCCGGAGGCCAAGCGCATCAAGAACCTGCGCGAGCTCCTGGTCGAGCGCGAAGGCCCCGCCATCCTCGCCTGGCTGATCCGCGGTGCCGCCGACTACTTCAGCAGCGGCCTGCAGGAGCCGGCCTCCGTGGTGGCCGCGACCGACGCCTACGCCGGCGACCAGGACTCCGTCGGGCGCTTCGTCACCGACATGTGCGAGACGGGCAGTCCCAACGCCCAGCACATGCAGATCCGGATGGCGGAGCTGCGCGCTGCGTACGACGCCTACTGCCAAGCCGAGGGAGAGCGACCGGTTTCCGCGAAGTCGTTCGGCATGCAGCTGCGCGCACGCTTCGGCGTCGAGGCCCCGAGGTCGAACAGCACCCGCTTCTACTCCGGTATCCGGCTCATCGAACGGTCACCGGAAGGCGACGATCGGTCCCGCCCCGCAGAGCGATGGTTCCAGGACGGGGCCCTGTGAGCCCGATCGTGACCGATGATCGGTCACGTCCCGTCGATCGGTCACATACGTTTCCGCAGGTCACGGCGTCGCTAGGGACCGGTGACAGATGTGACCGATTTTGGGAGTTCATCCCCTTAACGCGGGTGTGTGCACGCAGACAGGGCGACATCGACTCCCAGCGATCGGTCACCGGTCACCGAGGCACCCCGTGACCGGCATGCCGCCGTGGCTCACGGCGTACGCCACCCGCACCGGCGCCGACCCCGCACTCGTCGGAACCAGGGCCGTCCCCCGGCACTGCCGCACCTGCCGCCGACTCGTCCTGGCCGGGTACGACTCCGACGTCGCGGGGTGGCTCGCGATCGTCGACCCGTACCGGCTCACCCCGCAGCTCGAAGCCGCCTGCGTGGTCCTGGCCCGTCGCACCTACAAACTGCGCGGCGTCCCCGGGCACTACGAGCTCGTGCCCCGGTACTCCCCCGCCGTGCTCCCGTTCGGACCCCGGCCCTCCGCCGACGACGTCGTCGTGGTCGCCGAGCACCACTGCGGCACCCCGCCCCTGAGCCGGGCGCCTCTGCCCACCACCGCGCACATCACCAACCCCGACGGCCCACCGCCGTTCTGACCGAGAGGAACCCCGACATGGTCAACCGCCCGAAGAACATCGGCACCGCAGCCGAGACCGCCGTCGTCCGCGCCGCCCGCCCCCGCGGCTTCCCGGGCGCGGACCGGCTCACCCTCACCGGCGCCCTCGACCGCGGGGACGTCGGCCTCTGCCCCGGCGTCATCGTCGAGGTGAAGGGCGGCGACGCGGCCCGCACCGCCTCCGACGGGATGATCGACGGCTGGCTCATCGAGACCGAGCGCGAACGCGTCAACGCCGGCGCCGACGTCGCGTTCCTCGTCACCCAGCGCGCGGGCGTCGGGCCAGCCAACGCGCACCGGTGGTGGGCGTGGTGGCGGTACTCGTGGATCGCGGACCTCGGTCGGACCGGTATCCACCCGCGCCTCATCGGCATCCCCGTGCGCATGCAGCTCGGCGACGCCCTGCAGCTCCTGCGCGCCGCCGGCTACGGCGACCCGCTCGACGTGGACGAGGCGAACGCGCCGACGAACGTTCCGGGATCCGTTCGCGTGCAGGAGGTGGCGTGACCGTGGACGCAGCTTCCGGGCGCGGTTTAGCGGGGCCTACGTCGCTCGCGCAGGTGCCAGACGAGCAGGTACACCCCGATCGCGAACTGCAGGGCGGCGACGACGGCGGGCAAGGCGCGACCGTCGGTGATCGCCGACACGCAGAGCAAGGCACCGACGAAGGCAAGCACGCCCGCGGCGGCGATCTGCACGCGGCTTCCTGGCGTGCGGGGTCGATCGTCGGTCGCCATGCGCCGATCCTGGCAGAGCGCGACGCCGCGCGCCCGCCGTTCCGGCAGCGGGCTGATGCTCCCGTGACCGCTCTCGAAGAGATCGCCGAGCGCAACGCCCGTGCCCACGTCCTGGCCGCGGCCACGGGCATGGGCCTGACCGCGGCGCAGCAGGACGTCGCCACCCTGCTCGACGTGCTCGCCGACGTGGCCCGCACGACGTCCGGGACGGTGGCGCGCACGGCGCAGCTGCTGCGTCATCGGGACACGCTGGTCACCGAGCTGGCACGGGCGCGCGGGTGCAGCGAGGACGTGGTGCGGGTCGGCGCCGGCATCGAGGCGGGCTCGTGAGCCCGGACGTCGCGACCGCCGTCGCTGCGGGCGGGGTGCTGCTGGTGCTGCTCGTGCTCGGGGTGGTCGGGCTCGTGTGGGGTCGACGGTGAGAGGCCGGGCGCTACACGAGGTACGTGGCCGTGAAAGGACCCGCACCGTCTTCGGTCCACTCCACCTCAACCGAGGCGACGGCGGGACTGGCCAGCGAGCGGGCCAGCAAGAACGGAAGGTCCGCAGCCGGCTCGATCTGCGCTGGCATCTCAGGCAAGGGCACGATGTCGCTCTCCGACCGTCCGGTCCCGCGAAGCCCGAGAACCGTCGCGACCTGCTCGTCGTGGGAGTTCCTCAGCGCGTAGCGGTCGCGATGAACCTGGACGACCTTCCACTTCACGCGACGGCCGGTGTCCGGTGCGACGTAGTCGGCGTCGGCGTCAAGGGTCGCCAGCAGACGAGTGTCCGGTTCGGGCCCCGCGTTCTCGCGGAGATTCTCCTGCCGTCGCACCGTCTCCAACCCACCGCGGTTCTGGATCGACTGGACGAAAGCGACGACCGCCACGACGGTCCCGCCAAGACCGCCGATCGCCGCGATCCAGTTCGGAACCGCCTCGCCCCAGACCGAGATTTCGCTGCTGCTCACAGGCTCGACCCTGACTCAGGCCTCACGTTCTCGCCAACCGCCGAAAGGGCTACAAGATGACCGACCGCACCTGCCCGCTCCCCCACCGCGACGACGCCCCCGCCATTACCGACGACCGCTGCGTCTGCCCCCGCTGCGCCACCACCTTGCGCAGCCTGCTCACCGCCCTGCCCGACCTGTTCGGTGAGCTCGACATCGCGCGCACCCGGCAGGCCCGCATCGGCGCCGGCGGCACCTCCCACGCCGCCGTCGCGCCCCTGCCGTTCGCGCTCGCCCCCGCCGACGCCCGCTGGGTCCTCGCCGACACCCTGCTCACCTGGGTCGACCACGTCACCGAGATCCGCGGGCACGGCCTGCCGACCACCTGGGCCGGCGTCGGGACGTACCTGCACGACGCCGTCGACTGGCTCGCCGCACACCCCTCCGGCGCCCAGGCGATCGACGAGCTCACCGCCGCCCTGCGCAACGCCCGCCACGCCATCGACGCACCCGCCGCCCGGCAGTACGCCGGGCCATGCACCGTCGCCCTGCCCGTCGTCCCGTGGGCGCGCGGGGTGGCGGACGTGCAGTGCGGCGCCGACCTGTACGCCACCGACGGCGCCGACAGCGTCACCTGCCGGCGGTGCCGCGCCGTGTACCCGCTGGACGCGCGCAGGTCCTGGCTGCTCGAGCAGGCCGACGACCTGCTGCTGCCGTGGCGGGAGATCGCCCGCGCCATCGACGGGCTCGGCGTCGAGGTCAACGAGAACACCCTGAAGTCCTGGGTGCGCCGCAAGCAGCTGGTGGCGCACGGCCGGGTGCCCACGCAGGATGGGCGCACCGCGGCGACGTATCGGGTCGGGGACGTGCGGGCGCTCGTCGAGGCTGCCGCGGCACGCCGTCGGACCGTCGCTGCGTGACCGCTGCGTCCAACGATGCGACCCGCTGTGTAGTGCAGCACTGGACAGGCAGGCGGTTGCACCCTACGGTTCTCGTAGGTTGGCGTGAGCCAGCACAAGACGGCCCCACGGTGAGACACCGGCGGGGCCGTCGCCGCGTCCGGCCCCCGACCGCCCGCTCCCGCCGGCTCCGCCAGGACCGACCACCAAGCCGCGCGCCCGGGCCGAGAGCCGCGGGGCCGGCGGGACCTACTCAGCGGGTTCCGCCGGGTCGCCGCCGGGGCGCATCAGCGCGAGCGCATCGTGCAGCGGGAGCACATCGTGATCCGGCACCTCGTCGAGGTTGAGCATGTGATGCAGCACCATGCCCCGCGACGCGAGTCGTTGGTCCCGCAGCGTGAGGTTGAACAGCGGCAGTCGCGCGCGCGGCGTCTCTTTGCGAGGCGCGGCGAAGTAGTTGGCCTCGTAGAGTTGGTTGAACTCGAAGCGCACCCCCCAGGTGGCCCAGTCTGGCCCGCCTAGAGAGATTTCGACGCCCGGCAATGGGAGCCGTTCGCTGCGTCCGACCGCGGCCAGGAGCGTGTACTGCCTCCAGGACAGACTTGTCGCGTCGCGAAGCATCGCCGCACACAGATGGGCGTCCAGCGCGGGGTCTAGCGCGGCACTCGCATAGAAATTCCCCAGGAATGGCAACTTGCGCTCTTCGAAGGCGTCGCGAGCAGCCAGCGCCACACCCTCGGCGATCTCCCGAGCCGAGCTTCGCCCGTCGCGCTCCACGAAGAAGCCGTCGTCGCGCAGTTGCGCTCCATCGCCTAGGGCTTCTCCGATCGCCGCCGCGGCGTAGGCGATCACAGCTCCGGTCCGCTCGCGTTCACGCTTCCCGAGCACTCGCCCCGCGAACTCCGACGCGACTGCGCCTAGCGCTGAACCCGCCCCGGCTCCGAGCACGGCACCGGCCGGGCCCCCGAATATGAGGCCGATGCCCGCCCCCACCATGTCTCCAGCGATGACGCTGCCTGCCTGAACCAGTTCACGAGCCTTCGCCTCGTCGTCGCGCACCATATGCGCATGGTGCTCGCGTGCCACCCGGCTCGAGCAGGTCCACACGAGTGACAGAACCGACCCGAGCACAGGCAGGTGACCGCACGTGGCCGCTGCCGCCCCCTGGACCACCGACGACGACGCCGCCCTGCGCCGCCTGCACGCCGCCGGCCGCACGCTCGGTGACACCGCCGCCGAGATGGGCCGCTCCAAGGCCGCCGTGTCCCGGCACGCTTCGCTGCTCGGGCTCGGCTGGGACCGCGGGCAGACGAAGGCCGCCGCCCGGGCGAAGAAGCTCGACGCCGAGGTCCGCCGCGCGCAGCTGAAGCTGGACCTGCTCGACGACGCCGCCCGGCTGCGCAAGCAGCTGTGGGAGCCGGTCACCGTCTTCAACTTCGGCGGCAAGGACAACATCTTCAACGAACACCAGCTGCCGCAGCCGCCGCACGTCGACCAGCTGAAGCTCGTGCAGGCCACGTCCGCCGCGATCAACGCGTACGGCCGGCTCGAGCAGCTCGACGTGGCCGCCGACACCGACGACGCGAAGTCCCTGCTCGCCCAGCTCGGCCGGGCGCTCGGCATCGACGACGGGGCGACGGCCACGTGACCGGCACGCTCGCGTCGATGCCACTGTCCCCGAAGCAGGTGCTGTCCTGCCGGGAGTCCACCGCGCGCATCAACGTGTGGGAGGGCAGCGTCCGGTCCGGCAAGACCATCGCGTCCCTGCTCCGCTGGCTGCTGTACGTCGCCACCAGCACCGTCCGCGGTGAGCTGGTCGTCGTGTCCCGCACCCGCGACTCCGCCGCCCGCAACGTGTTCGCCCCGCTCATGGACCCGTCGCTGTTCGGCCCCATCGCCCACCAGGTGCAGTACACGGCCGGCGCCCCGACGGCGACCATCCTGGGCCGCACCGTGTGGGTCCTCGGGTCCTCCGACGTCCGGTCCGAGAATGTGCTGCGCGGCCTCACCTGCGCGGGCGCGTACGTCGACGAGGTCACGTTGCTGCGCGAGGACTTCTTCACGCAGCTCCTGAACCGCCTGTGGGAGGGCGCGAAGCTGTTCGGGACCACCAACCCGGACAACCCCGCCCACTGGCTGAAGCGCCGCTTCCTGGACCGCCTGCACGACCTGCCCGACTGGCGCACCTGGAAGTTCGTCCTCGACGACAACCCGGTGCTGTCCGGGGAGCGCAAGGCCGCGATCCGGCGCGAGAACACCGGGCTGTTCTACCGCCGCAACGTCCTCGGCGAGTGGGTCGCCGCGGAGGGCGCCATCTTCGACATGTGGGACCCCGTCGAGCACGTCGTGCCGTGGGCGGACCTGCCGGCCATGCAGTCCCTGCTCGGGGTGGGCGTCGACTACGGCACCACGAACGCCAGCACCGGTCTGCTGCTCGGGCTCGGCGTCGACCGGCGGCTGTACCTCGTGGACGAGTGGCGGTACGACGCCGCGATCGCCCAGCTGCGCCTCACCGACGCGCAGCTCTCCGCGTCGTTCCGGTCGTGGCTGGACGAGCCGCACCTGCCCGCCGTCGTCGACCAGCGCCCCCGGTTCGTGGTCGTCGACCCGGCGGCGGCGTCGTTCCGGCTGCAGCTGTTCAACGACGGCCTGCGCAACGTGCAGCCCGCCGACAACGACGTCGCCTACGGCATCCGCACCGTCGCGTCCGGGCTGGCCGGCGGGTGGCTGAAGGTGTCAGACCGGTGCGCCGGGTTCATCACCGAGGCCCCCGGGTACTCGTGGGACCCGAAGGCCACCGAGAAGGGCGAGGACAAGCCCATCAAGGTCGCCGACCACTCCCTGGACGGCGGCCGGTACGCCGTGACCACGCTCGAACCGCTGTGGCGTGGCCACGTCGACGAACACCCCGCCGCGATCGCGGCCTGACGCGCCGGGAGGTGCCGTGCCCCTGCCCGCCAACGGCACCCTCTGGCCGCCGAAGGACCTCGCGCCGATCACGCCGCGCCTCGCCGAGTGGGCGGCCTGGTTCGACGGCTCCCCCGACGAGCTGCGCGGCGTGTACGGCGCGAATGCCGTTGCGGGACCCATCGACCGCCCCTCACAGCGCCGTGGCGGCGTCGTCGGCGCGCTTGCGCGGTTCTGGTGGGGCCGCCCCGTCAACACCGGCACCGCCACCCGTGTCGACCAGCTGCACGTCCCGATCGCCGCCGACCTGTGCCAGGCGTCCGCCGACCTGCTGTACGCCGAGCCGCCGGCCATCACCGTCGCCGACGAGACCACGCAGAAGCGCGTCAACGAGTACCTGGACGACGGCCTGCACACCGTCCTGGCGTCCGGTGCCGAGGTGGGGGCAGCGCTCGGCGGCCGGTACCACCGCGTCACCTGGGACCGCGCCGTCGTCCGCGACCGCCCGTTCGTCACGACCATCGACGCCGACGCCGCCTGGCCGACGTTCCGCTGGGACCGCCTCGTCGGGGTGACGTTCTGGCACGTCGTCGAGCGCACCAACAGCACCGTCGTCCGGCACCTGGAGCGGCACGAGCTCGACGCGAACGGCACGGGGCTCGTCTTCCACGGCCTGTACGTCGGCACCGCCGACGACCTCGGCGTGCTGCACCCGCTCACCGACCACACCGCCACGCGGGCCCTGGCCGACGCGGTCGACGCGTTCGGCGCGGTTGTCGAGGGCCGCACGCCGGGCCTGCTCGTCGAGTACATCCCGAACCAGCGCCCGCAGCGGCGCCGCGACTGGCGCAACCACCCCATCGGGGCGTCGCTGGGCCGCTCCGACCTGGACGGCCTCGAAGGGCTGATGGACGCCCTCGACGAGACGTACTCGTCGCTCATGCGGGACATCCGGCTCGCCAAGGGCCGGATCATGGTCGCCGAGTCGATGCTCGACGCTGGCAAGCCCGGTCAGGGCGCGTCGTTCGACCTGGACCGGGACGTGTTCGTCGGCCTGCCGGGGGTGCTGCCGCCCCGCGAGGGCAAGGGCCTGCCGGTGGAGGCCCAGCAGTTCGAGATCCGCGTCGACGAGCACCTGCGCACCTGCCAGCAGCTCATCGAGGACATCCTGCGCTCGGCCGGCTACTCCGCGCAGACGTTCGGGGAGGGCCCCGACGGCGCCGCGGTCACCGCCACCGAGGTGCAGTCGCGCGAGCGGCGGTCGTACCTCACGCGGGACCGGAAGATCCGGCTCGAGAGGCCGGCCGTCGTCCGCCTCGTGCAGAAGCTGCTCAGCGTCGACGCCGCCGTGTTCGGCACGGCAGGCCTGAAGGTCGGTCAGCCCGTGCAGGTAGCGTTCGGGGACAGCGTGCAGGACTCCCTGCTGTCGCTCGCCCAGACCGCGCAGGCGCTGGAGACGGCGCGCGCCGCGTCGACCCGGACCAAGGTGAAGATGCTGCACCCCGACTGGGACGAGAAGGCCGTCGACGAGGAGGTGGCGCTGGTGCTCGCCGAGCACGCGCTCGCCGACCCGACGACGACCGTGCCCGTCGACGCCGAGACGCCCTCGGGTGCTGTGGGACGGCTCGATCCCGCGGAGCTGAAGGCCGCCGCCGACGCGATGGGCGTGCTCATCCGCGCCGGCGTGAAGCCGGAGGACGCCGCCGAGCAGGTCGGCCTGACGGGCGTGGAGTTCACGGGCGCCGTCCCGACGTCGCTGCGCCTGCCCGAGGCGGACGCCGCCGGGCTCGAGCAGGGCTGACGTGCCGGTCGACCCGGGGTTCGGTGAGCGGCTCGCGCGACGTGTGTCCGAGCTGTACGCCGACGCCGAGCTGGCGCTCCTGCGCCGGGTCGCGCGGGCGCTCGGTGCCGGGACGGACGCCCCGCAGTGGGCGACGGAGAAGCTGCTGCAGCTGGAGCTGCTGCGGGGGCAGATGGCGCGCGAGCTCGCCGAGGTCGACCAGGCCGCCGGCGCGGAGGTCCGCAAGGTCATCGCCCAGGCGTGGCAGGCGGGGCAGGCCCTGGCCGTCGCGGACCTGGACGCCGCGGACGTCGAGGTCGTCATGCCCCCGGCGCGGGCGCACGCGATCGAGGTCCTCGCGGAGGACACGCTCGGGAAGGTCGCCGGCGTGCGGCCGGCCGCACTGCGCACGGTCACGGACATCTACCAGCGCACGGTGGCGGACGCGGCCGCGGCGGTCCTGACCGGCACGCAGACCCGCCGTGACGCCGCGCAGTCCGCGCTCGACCGGTTCGCTGGCCGCGGGGTGACCGCGTTCACGGACACCGCCGGCCGGAACTGGACGATGGAGACCTACACGGAGATGGCGGTCCGCACCGGCGCCGGCCAGGCCGCCGTGCAGGGCCACGTCGAGCAGCTGCAGGCCGCGGGCCTGAACCTGGTGGTCGTGTCGGACGCCCCGCGGGAGTGCGAGCTGTGCCGCCCGTGGGAGGGCAAAGTCCTGTCCCTGGGGCGCGGCGTCGTCGGCTCCATCGAGACGGAGTCGCTGACGACGGGCCGGCCGGTCGCGGTGAGGGTCGCCGGGACGCTCGACGACGCACGCCGCGCCGGGTTCCAGCACCCGAACTGCCGGCACTCGGTGTCGGCGTACGTGCCACGTCGCGCAGTGGCAGGCCGCGATGCGTGACCACCTGCGCGCGAACCCCGCCCTGAAGCGGCAGTCCGCGCGCGAGCAGATCGGGACCGCGCGCTAGCGAACGGTGGCGTCGCCCCGGATCGCGCGGCAGTGGTCGCAGTACCAGTCGAACTCGCCCCCCGCCACCGACTGCTCACGCGAACGCACGCGGCGCATCCGGTGCTCGCAGTCGGAGCACACCCCCAACGCCAGCTCTGCGACCTCCTTCGAGATCGCGCAGCCCTGACCGTGGCACTCGATCTGACTGACCGCGTGGACCTCGCCGCCCCACGCGCTCACGTGCCGCACGCGCGCGCTCGCACCGCCGCCGCAGTTCGGACAGTGAAACCTCTCGACCTCATCGACGACGCTCACCGCGACTCCCTCATCTCGCACCGGCCCGGCGCCGGTGTGTTGCCGCGCACAGTACGCGCGCGGTCCGACACCCCGACCGAGCCCCGGAGGCCGATCACCCATGTCCGAGCCCACGCCCGCCGCGCCCGCAGCTCCGGCCGAGCAACAGCAGCCCGCCACCCCGGCCCCGCCGGCGCAGCCCGCGCCCACGCCGCAGCCGCCCGCGGCGCCGGCGAACGACGAGCCGTGGGCCGATCCCGCGAAGGCCAAGGCCGAGATCGAGAAGCTGCGCCGCGAGGCGGGCGCCGCGCGGACCAACGCGAAGCAGCAGGCCGCCGACGACGCCCGCGCCGAGCTCGCGCAGACCATCGGCAAGGCCCTCGGCCTCGTTCAGGGCGACGAGGCCCCCACCGTCGACCAGCTCACGCAGACGCTCGGCTCGCACCACCGACGAGCTGCGCCTCGCGAAGGTCGAGCTCGCCGTCCACAAGGCGGCCCCCACCCATCAGGGCGACGCGAACGCCCTGCTCGACTCCCGCTCCTTCCTGGCGAAGGTCGCGGACCTGGACCCCGCAGCCGCGGACTTCCAGACCCTGGTGAACGCCGCCATCACGACGGCGCTCACCGAGAACCCGAAGCTCAAGGCGGTCCAGGCGACCGGCGCGAGCGCTGTCGACCACGCCGGCGGGTCCGGCGAGGGCGCCGTCACGCCGGAGCAGTTCGCCGCCATGAAGCCGGCGGAGAAGAACGCGCTCTACGTCTCCAACCCGACCCTGTACCGCCAGCTCGCCGGCCGCTGA